CAAGCCAAGAGTCTTTAGGTATGAGTAGTGTTAACATTGATAAGATACCAATCGTTGCGATCGCTATCTCAATTAAATTTCCTTTACATTGTTGAATTATATATTGTATCATAGTATTTCCTCAAATTGGTGTTGCATCTTTATCTCCCATGTCATACCCTGGAGCACTTGGGCCAAATATATCAGCGAAGTTTATATCACTTGCAGGACCCGCGGGTGAGACTATAATTGTACCAGGTGTTCCTTCGATAGGTGTAAGTACCATCTCAATAACTTCCTCTTGAACTATTTCTTCAACTACATCGTCTATTTGAACAACATCTTCTACATTTACGGCTATTTCGATATCATCGATTACTACGTCAGCATTTACTAAAACATCAGCAATATTTATTTCCGCTACTTCTACTTCTACTTCAGGTGCTACTTCTATTTCTGTTTCTGCTACCATTGTATGAGGTTTAATGTCGTCTATTTCATCAATAGATATATCATCTACTTCGACCTCAGCGTCAGTAGAAATGGGTGGGGCCTCCGAATCTGAATCGACTTCCGCAATCTCAATTGCAGGTTCTTCATCAGCAGATATTTCACTTTCTTCGACCACCTCCTCTTCGCTTGAATTAATTCCAAATAATGCAAGGAGACCACCACCACCAGATTTCTTTACGCCGCCATTCGAGTTTTCATTTGAATCGTCTGTCGTCGTTTCAGCCACTTCTTCAGTCTGTGGCTCATCAACTGTCGTTTCATCTTCTTGCTCTTCTGGTATTTGGTCATCTTGTGTGGGTTCTCCTGGTTCTTCTGGCTCTTCGGATTCTTCATCATCGCCTCCGCCGAATAGGGCGCTAAACAATCCACCAGATTTCTTTTTGGGTTTTTCTTCAACCTGTTCCTCGGCTTCGGGCTCAGGTTCGTTAGATTCTTCTTCAGCTTTTGGCTCTTCAGCTTCAGCTTCTGGCTCGGGTTCTGATTCTTCTTCGGCCTCTTCAGCCTCTTCTTCATCGTCGCCACTTAAAAGTTTCGAGAAGAAACCTTTTTTCTTTTTCTTAGGTTCTTCTTTTTCTGCCTCTTCTACTTCCTCATTCGAATCTTCATTCTTTGTATCAGACTTATCAGAGGCCTCAACGGGTTCTTCAGAAACTTCTTCCGTTGGAGTTTCTTCTCCGTCCGGTTCTGTTCCCTTAGGTAATGTTGAAGGTTCATTTGTTACCTTTGGTTCTGGTTGAGTGGTGGGCTCAGGTGGATCAAGATCAATCTCAATATCACCCATACCAAGTATGGTAGTAAATCCTGCTAGAGGATCGTCCCAGTTAATATTCGGATGTTCGAACTTAACTTCTTCCCACTTTTCTTCTGCTACTTGTTGTACCACCCTAGTTTCTTCTACGACAGTGTCGATTTGAAAATAAGCAGCTGAACTGAGTGCAATAACGCCAGCTGGTCCAATAGCAGCGACTTGAGTGCCAAGCTGCTCTAGGAATCCAGGTGGTTTTGTTAATTCAGAGGTAGTATCGGCTGCGTTAGCTGAGTCTATATTGACATCTTCATCCTCTTCGTCACCAAATTCAAACTCAGGTTGTGTCTCTTTAAGAACAACCGCAGCTGCATCTTTGAGCAGCTTTTCTTCTTGGTTGACATGTTTCGGATGAGCTAATCTCCGAATGACGTTTTGCGCCTCTTCTAAAGTTAGCTCTTTGTCTTCAGTTTCTTTTTTCTTACGAGCCATAATACTAATCCCCTAAAGTATTATTTAGAGAATGGGGCTCTTTGAAAACACTAAAACCAGGCTGGAGTGGGTCTTTTTTTCCAGGTCATAGAGAATCTTTCCTGTTTTGTCCTATAAAAAGCTCTATATGACTCAACAGGATCATCAAACATACACTCTGGATTTGACCCCATAGCTAACCTAAATGGGGTTAGACCATCATTTGAAATATTAGCAGGTCCCCAAAAAAGGTCTTTGCGTAGAAGTGAATCTGTTTTATGCACCTTACCATATCGATAAGTATATTCATCACAAAGAGCATTGAATAGTTTCCAATGCCAACGATAGTTTTCTATACTTTCCATAGTCCATATCGTACAAGGATGTTTCATGTGGACAGCTTTATAGAAGGTGTCTTCTCTTTCATCAGGCAACTCCCAATATCGTGACATTGTCTTACCAGATACTGAAGGTCTTCTTGATTCTTTACCATCAAGAATTCGATGAGCGGTCGATAGCATTTGAGCCGACTCCACAATCATCTTTACTACATGTTTGTCGCAATGTTCTATCGCAGCAACTTTTGGAGCAATATTTAGAACAAATATATTCATTAGACGTATTGCGCCCACATATTTAAGATATACTTATCACCTGACAAGGGTGGATTTCCTCTGTGATAATGAGTATATGTTGTTGGAAATATAACGACTCTACCTTTCTTAGGCGCCACTCTTTTAGATTGAACTAGAAATTCAGTTTCTCCACCTTCTTCAACATCATTCAAATATACCTGAATAACAAAAAGTCTGACCATATTTTTTATAGCAGAGGCTTCTGTATGCCAATGGTGATATCCTTCACTAGGTTCCGTTTTTTGAATTTTTGCTTGACAAATTGACCACTCATAATCCTTTAAAGCTTTCATTTTATCTGCATATAAAGGATAAACATTTTTCATTATTGATTCTTGAATATTCTTTAATGTAGATTGACAAGACACCTCAGAAGATTCAGGTGGCCAAACCGTTATTCTATTATCGTCAGATGCTGATTGAGTCCAACCCATACCAGCATCTATCGATTTTTTATAAAAGTCAACATAATAATCACATATGTCATCTGGTATAAAGCCATCGAAAACTCCAATACCTGAGTTATCAATATTGTATATAATACTATTACTCATTTACTGGAAATAACTTTGGAAATGAATCTTGAACTAAGTTGATTGTTATCTTTGAATATAAATCTTGAAGTTTACTGTCTTTTGCCGCAACAATAATCGCAGCGTCTTGCTTTGTAATACTTTCTAACATTTGAATAAACATTACTTCTTTCTTTACTTTATCATATCCACTATCAGGTACAAGATAACCTAGCATTTTTAAAGCTTTATCTATTGACTGAAGTTGCATTCCGGTTGGAGCATCATCTTCTTTATATGGTGGTTTACCTTCTGGTAAATCTAATTTGATGTTATCATCAAAATTTAATTGTAATACAGTTCGTACTGAGAATGTATTGCCGTGTTTTTCAAGATACTCTTGTCGATCTTTTTTATAACGAATTTTTTCACATTGTTCGAAAACTTCGTGTGGTAATTTTTGGTTTATCATAGGAACTCCTGGGCTGATTCAATTAAGTTGCTCATTCTGTTTTTAACTAAAAAGTTTAGCACCTTTGAACTTTGTAGCTTACTCATATTGTAATTATTATATTTATCTAAAATATCTTCACGTACATTTTTTGGCATTTCACTAAGGTCAATTACCGTTTTGTTTCTTTGGTAATTTCTGTACTCAACCTCTTTCATTACAGATTGAAGGTCGTCAAGGTTTTGCAACCAGAGATTGATTTTCTTCTGTGTAAGTGGACTTTGTCGTTTACCATCAGAAGTAAAGGTATCATCATCACTGAGAACATTAGGTACACCATCCGAACTATCACCTTTGAAGATATGCTCAAATAAATATTGATAAGGGTTTTCATGTTTAATGTATTTTTTAGTAATAGGTGACCATTGCTCAACATTGTTATATTTGTGAAGTTGAATAAAGTCTTTGTCTGACGAAATAATCATTACCGGCTCATGCTTTCCAAACTCTTGAGTTTCTTCAACTAAAGCTCCAATAATATCGTCTGCTTCTGCTTTGTCAATAGTAAGAACATAATAAGGAAAGTTTTCTTTTAGTTCTTCTTTTACCTTATGAAATGTATTAAATACTGAATCCCAATCAACATCGCTTTTTTCTCGGCCTTTCTTTCGATTTGCCTTGTATTGAGGATATGCGTCTTTTCTCCAAGAACTAGAATCACAAGCGATTACCATCTTACCATATTTATGGCGATGTTTTACATTATGCATTCTAATTGAATTAAGAATAAAATGTCGTAACATACCTTCTTCAGAAGATGATCCACGAGCGAAAAATGCTGCCATTGCTATTGCGCTATAATCTAAAATAATCATAGTATATATCTTATCATAATATTACCAAATGTCAATCTATTTTTTTCATTATCTGCGCTCTATATCATCCTCTACACATTCACTACCATATTGTACTTCGCATACTACACATGGCTTATTAGTAATATTAGCTGCTAAATGCCAATTTTCAACTGGTATGTTAATAAAATCATTTTTATGATACAGATTACCGTTAATAGATAATTCACCTTCTAGTATAAACCAATGTTCACTCCTTTTAAAATGTCGCTGGTCGCTTAAAGATTTACCAGGTTCAATATATAAAGTTTTAATTTTATAATCTCTGCCTTCTGATAAAACATTATAATTACCCCATCTCGTTTCTGTTATTTTTCCCATCTTTGCAATATCCAACTACTACTATTTTTTTCGTAAATGGCATTTAACTACATACTTCATATAGTTTTTTGAAGGCAAGTCTTCAAATGGAGAAGACTCAAAGGCGATAACTTTTCCTAATTTAGTTTTATAAATTTTATTATCTAATCTTAAATCGCCTTTATCAGTATCGTTTAAATAAAAGAAAACACTAAACACTCGACTCTTATCTGAATTAGTGACAATGTGTTGACCAACATCTGGGTCAAATCTATATGCTCTAGGTATTTCTAGTGTTGTACTTTGCTGTTCTTTTCCAAACTTTTCGCAATATTTCTTATAAGCCAAATTTGTTCCTTTAGCAAACATTAACATATTGGATTTCCATTCAGAGCCTTTAAGTTTTGATCGCTTTGACATATTTTGCATTTCGCAAGATATTAGTTGTAAGTTTTTAGATTCAAAAAACTCTCGCTCGTTTTTCATTTCTTCTGACTCATCAAATATTTCACACATTTGTTTACATACCTTTTCAGGCACATAGTTATCAATTTCTAATACATTCATTTTATTAAGTGGCCTAAATGTCTTCGGTGAATTTTTCCACCAACAAATGCGTTATAGTATTCGTTTGGTTTCAATAAGACATCTTTTTCAATCTGTTCTTTCATTTCATAGTAAGACATTTCACCAGCTGACTTACATAATCTAAGTATTTTTCTTTTGAACCTCCACTCACCTGTATTTTCAACGAGCTGTTTGACCAATTCAGATGAACCATAGTAAGATTTCCAGTCTGACTCTTTGAGTGAACGTCTTTTATTTTTCTTTCCTTTTAATGGTGGACGAGTTACTTTAGACCAAAATTTCTTTTTACCAACGTATTTCATTTTGGTCTCTGTATCATATACCTCATAAACAAACCCTACATATTCTTCAATCATATCAGAAGTAAAGGTTTTATTATTATAAGTCCATTCACTCATTTTTTACTTCTGTTTCTTTTTATAGCAGAGTCTTTTTTAGGAGTTACCATTACGCCAACAGTTTCGTTAAATACTAACTTTCCGCTTGATCGACCCATTAGTTTTCGCTTAGTCGGATTATCGGCTCTAATGTCTGCACCCTCTTTAATTCTTTTACTCATAATTTTATTTATTGTTTTTTTCTCATTACCAAAGTTGGCGGAAGAAGTTTATAATTATCTTCTAATACAAACTCTTCACCATACTTTTGCCCTAACCATGACGAGTCATCGTTTATGTAAATACTATTAGGACCTTTAGATACCCAGCTATGTTGAGGTTTATTAAAGTAATCATAATCGTGAAGAATGAAAAGATCACACCTATCTTTTAAAAAATCTATTGATTCTATTCTAGCCTCCCACGGAGCTTGATCGACGAATATTAGATCATACTTGTCTTTGTTGATATAGTTTTTTAAATCTTCCCAGGTATTAATTGAATTAATATTATAATTTGCTAAATCCCCATATTCGTTATGCATATTAGTAAACCATTCAGCGTCTGTTTCAAAACCAGTAACTATAGAGTTCGGGTTTTTTTTACAATACTCATACATTAGCGGACAACTTCCATGCCCAATCCCTAGTTCTAGAATTAAAGACCCGTCTTTAAGATTATCTAACTCACGTTTCAAATACTTTTGGTGTGTATAATATTTGATCATATATTTATTTATTGTTTTTAAACAATGGCCCGAAATGTTGATTAAAGTCGTTTAGTATTCCTTCGTATGGTTTATCTTGTTTAAAAATTTTTTCAATTTCTGCGTGTTCGTAATCATCTGTTGGCCAGATGTGATAGTAGTCTTTAGAAAAGAAGATTAGCGTTTTTGGTTTTTCACCTGGTGGCGCTGACATTCTTCTAATGCTTACACTCATTAGGCCGTGTAATATCCAAACTTCTGCGGAATGGTGCCAGTTTCTTTTAAATTTACTATATCTTTTAAATAAAAAGCAATCCAACGAATGTTTCTTGGATTAGCATGTATATTTAATCTTTCACATATATCAATTATAGAAGGTGGTACTTCTGTTTCTTCAGGTATTTTTACTGCGCCTGGAACCAATACTGCAACTCCAGTACTATCAAAATCCATTATAATATTTACCATTCCTTCTGGCCAGTAGAAATTCTTTAATGGAGTTGAGTTCCACCACACTTTATTGTTATAATCTTCTAAAGATACTGCTTTGTACACTTTATACTCTAAAACGATATCATCTTCTTTAGCCCCAATGTTGCATTTAATTCCAACGCCTAAAATTTGATTAGGTGTACCAAATAGCATACCCCATTCTTCTGGCACATCGGCTTTCATACATAAGTCAAAAACAATATCTGGTCTTTCATATGTATTTAGTGGACAATAAAATCTTAACTCATTATCGTCTCTACTTATAATAACATCACTAGGTGAAGTAAATCCTTCTACTAATGGTAAATATGTTTTTAAAAAATCGTCAAACCATATTTTTGATGTGTTAGTTTCTTCGAGCCATTGGTAAAAGTCATCAATAGCCTCATTAACTTTATCGTGTTTATATATTAAGTTGTCTCTAACTGGCATTGCTTTTCTATTAGCAACAACAATTGCCTTTTCAATTTTCAAATGTTTCGTCATAATCTGCCTCTCTTTCATCTCCTCTAATTTCTACACCGCATAAAGGGCAATAAGTAGGTACTAAATAAGTATCTCCATATTCATCCTGTTCCCATTGCACTAAAAAATTAGCGTTACATTGTTTACAATAAATTAATTCTTCGTCCATATTAGCCTTCACATGATGCGCAGTTTAAAAGATTACGAGACAATTCTTGACTAGGATTTGTGCCTCTATGATAGTATAATGTTTTTACTCCCTGTTCCCATGCAAAGATTAATAATTGGTTTACATCTTTTAATGGTGTCTTTGGGTGAACCATTAAATTAAGTGATTGTGATTGATCAATAAATTTTTGTCGAATACCCGCCTGTATAATAACTTCTTTCTGACTTATTTCACCAAAGGTTTTAAACACATCTTTTTCGTGATCAGATAAGAACATAAGGTGTTGTACTGAACCGCCTGTAACAAGAATAGATTTCCATACATCAGCTGTATTATGACCATAACTCTTAAGTACTTC